ACAGCATCAAGTAGTGCAACATTAGATTTTACATCAAGTATAGATTCTACTTATAAAGAGTACATGTTTATATTTAATAATATTCATGCAGCAACTGATAATGTAGAATTTCAATTTAATGTAAGTATAGATGGTGGTAGCAATTATAATGTTGCTAAAACAACAACTTATTTTAGAACATATAATTATGAAGATGGTAGTGATGCAGCATTAGGATATAGAACACCAAGAGATTTAGCACAAGGAACTGGCTTTCAAGCATTAACAGAAGGTCAAGGAAATGGTAATGACGAAAGTTGTAGTGGTCAATTAACTATTTTTAATCCATCTGACACCACATTTGTAAAACACTTTATTGCAAGAAATAGCATGTATGGAAGAACAGATTATGAAATGGATATTTATGTAGCTGGATACGCAAACACTACCAGTGCAGTAGATGCAGTCCAGTTTAAATTTTCATCAGGCAATATAGATGCTGGAGTAATTAAAATGTACGGAGTGGGGCCGAAACAATAATGGCATTAGTTAAATATAATGATAGATCTCTTAGAAATTTAACCACGATTCCTGCAGCAGCTGGAGGCGGAGACACAGGTGCGTTAGTGCATATTAAAACTTTAACTGCTAGTAATGACTCTACCTTAGCTTTTATACATGGAACTAATGATGTAGTTTTGGATAACACATATCCTATCTACATTGTAAAAATTATAAATTTATTTTCTCACACAGACGATAGAGCAGTTTTGTTAAATTTTACGATAGATGGTACTAATTTTAATGTTACTAAAACCACTACTTTTTTTAGAGCAAGGCACAATGAATCAGATTCAGTTGCCGGATTAGATTACAGGACAAGAGCTGATTTAGCACAATCAACTAGTGGTCAAGAGTTTGTTGAGGGTTTTGATGGCGAAGCAGACGCAAACGTAAATTCAACAATTTTTTTATATAATCCATCTTCTACTACATTTGTAAAACATTTTACAATGGATACACAAGGTACAGGAAATGGTGGTACAAATGCTCAAACATCAACTAATGCTTTTGTTGGTGGTTATTGTAATACAACAAGTGCAGTTACTGGATTTAGAGTAGAGGGAAGTAGCACAACAATAAGTGGAACATTTCAACTTTATGGAATAAAAGACGCATAATGACATTACCTTCAGAAAAATTAATTACATTAAATGACCGAGGAGCTAGAATAGCTACTACTTTTGGATCTGTTACATCAGGTGGAGCCAACATGGTGTTAATTAAAAAGTTAACAGCGTCATCTTCTGCAACTTTATCTTTTGTTGATGGTGCAAGTTCAGTTGTCTTGGATAATACTTATAAGGAATATATGTTTACATTTAAAGATATTCACCCAAGTCATGGTAGTGCTGTTGATTTTACTTTTCAAGCATCAGCAGATACTGGTTCAAGTTATGGAGTTACATCTACTTCTACTTGGTTTACAGCTTATCATTTAGAAAATAGTAGTGATGCTGCTATTGAATATAATGGTGCTTCAGATAATGCTCAATCAACAAATTTTGAAATTTTATGTGATAATTTAGGAAATTTAGATGATGCTTGTGCTGGTGGATTTTTACATTTATTCAATCCGTCATCTACAACATTTGTTAAACATTTTATGTCAACCACTCAATACATGGGTAATGATCCAAACTCACTTAATCCAAGAAAAGGTGGTTATTTTAATACTACTTCAGCTATTGATGCTATTCAATTTAAAATGGCTACTGGAAATATTGCTACTGGAGATATTTGCCTTTACGGAATTCTATAATAATGATACATAAACACAAAGGAGAAAACTATGCCAAGATATCACAACATTAACGGTAACAGAGTACAATTTACAGCAGCTGAAGAGACAGCTAGAGACAATGAGGAAACAGCTTATGCTAATGCTGCTCCTGCTAGAGCTTTAGCGGATTTAAGATCTAAAAGAGATGGTCTTTTAAAAGCTTATGACTGGGAAATTTTATCAGAGCTTGAAAAAGGTAATGCTATATCAGACGATATGAAGACTTACAGACAAGCTTTAAGAGATTTACCTGATGGTAAAGATACTGTTGCTAAATGTACAGACGCTACGTGGCCAACTAAACCGTAGTAAAGCATAGGATTACACTATGTTACAAAAAGTTAACTTCCAACCAGGATTTAATAAACAAGTTACAGCAACCGGTGGCGAAGGCCAATGGGTTGATGGTGACAATGTTAGATTTAGATATGGTACTCCGGAAAAAATTGGAGGTTGGGCACAGTTAGGATCAACGGATATTACAGGACGTAACACAGCGCTCCATCATTTTGTAAATGCGTCAGGAATTAAATATGCAGCATTAGGTACTAATAGAATTTTATATGTATATTCTGGTGGTATTTTTTATGACATACACCCAATTAAATCTACAACAACTTTAACTTCTGCTTTTTCTACAACTAACGGATCTGCAACAGTTACAATAACTTTTGCATCAGCTCACAATGCAAACAAAGGTGATATAATTTTATTAGATAATTTTACATCTATAACAAACTCTAATTTTACATCGGGTAATTTTGATAACAATAAATTTCAAGTATCAAGTATACCAACAACTACTACACTAACAGTTACTATGGCATCTAACGAATCAGGATCAGGTGCAAGCACATCTGGTGGTATTCGTGTTAAACATTATTATCCTGTTGGACCAGCAGTAGAGGTTGCAACAACAGGTTGGGGCCTTGGATCATGGGGTGGTGTACAACAAGGACAATTTACGTCAACACTATCGTCAGGAATTAATGCATCGGTTACATCATTGACTATGGCAAGTTCAACATCTTTTCCATCATCAGGTACAGTACAAATTGGTTCTGAACTAATTACTTATACCGGTAATAGTGGTGGCACATTATCAGGGTTAACAAGAGGAGCTACTGGTACAACAGCAGCAATCCACTCAAGCGGCGCAACAGTTACAGATGCATCTAATTTCTTTACATGGAATGGTACTACATCAGGAGATATTGTAACAGCACCAGGACTATGGTCCTTGGACAATTTTGGAAATAAACTTATTGCAACAATAGCAGGGGCTGAAACTTTTGAATGGGATTCTGATCCTACAACAGCTAATGCAACAAGAGCAACTATTCTTGCTAACGCTCCAACAGCATCAGCTTTTAGTTTGGTGTCAACTCCTGACAGGCACTTAATATTTTTTGGAACAGAAACAACTATTGGTACATCAAGTACAAGAGATGAAATGTTTATTAGATTTTCTGATCAAGAAAATATTGATTCAACAACATCTTATGCACCATCAGCTACCAACACAGCAGGTACACAAAGACTAGCGGATGGATCTAAAATTGTAGGAGCAATCAGAGGTCGTGATGCAATCTACGTTTGGACTGATACAGCTTTATTTATTATGAGATTTGTTGGTGCACCTTTTACTTTTTCATTCCAACAAGTTGGTACAAACTGCGGGTTGATTGGTAAGAATGCAGCAGTAGAGGTAGACGGTTCTGCTTACTGGATGTCAGAAAATGGTTTCTTTAGATACACAGGTAAACTAGAATCACTTGCATGTTTAGTAGAAGATCATGTTTACGATGATATTAATACAATTCCAAAACAACACATCAATGCAGGTTTAAATAACTTGTTTGGTGAGGTTATGTGGTTCTATCCTAACTCTGGATCAGGGACCGTGAACCGTATGGTGTGTTATAATTATCTTGATTCAACACCAGAAAGACCAGTGTGGACAGTAGGAACATTAGCTAGATCTGCATGGAGAGATTCTTCAGTGTTTGGTCAACCCCACGCAACAGAATATAGTACAAGTGGTACAACAGCTACAACAAATAAAGATCATGTAATTGGATGCACGGATGGTACATCAACGTACTTTGAACACGAAAAAGGATTAGACCAAATTAAAGAAGGAGCAACAAGTTCTATTACAGCTAACATACAATCTGGAGATTTTGATATAGGTCAAAATGGTTTACAAGGTGATGGTGAGTTTATGATGAAAATAAGAAGAGTCTTACCAGACTTTTTATCACAAACAGGAGATAGTNTTATTACATTNAACTTAAAAGATTTTCCTAATGATACTGCAGCCAGTTCATCATTAGGTCCGTTTACAGTATCATCAAGCACACAAAAAATAGATACACGAGCACGTGCTAGATCCATTGCATTAAAAGTATCTAATAGTAGTACAAGTCAATTTTGGAAACTAGGTACATTTAGATTAGATATACAACCGGATGGTAGAAGATAATGGCTAGAATTGTACAATCACTTAC